GTATAATGTATGGAGAGATGTCAGAACTGCAATTGATATTCTCTACGGCACTACAAATGGATATGTAGATGTAGATCATCCACTATTTAAACGACATGAAGTGATCAAACATCATCCTGTTCACGACTGTGCACTTGATGCTATGCAATTAATGTATGGAAAAACAACTTAATGGAATTTTACACAAGCGTCCATCCACTGGGCGACAAGATCCTCGTTAGAGGATACCAAAACGGCAGAGCATATCAGCGTAAGATAGATTTCTATCCTACGCTTTTTGTCACTTCTAAAGAGCCAAGTAAATGGAAGACTCTTGAAGATACCTATGTCGATGAAATAAAACCTGGAGGTATCCGTGAGACTCGAGAATTCATCAAACGCTATGATGGTGTTGAAGGTTTCCCTGTCTATGGTAATACCAATTATGCATATCAATATATCAGTGACACCTACGAAGACGATGTCAACTGGGATATGGAACAGATTAAAGTATTCACAATTGACATTGAGACTGAAACTGAGAATGGATTCCCAGATATCAAGTCTGCCAACGAAGAAGTTCTTCTAATCACTATCAAGGATCTTCAATCAAAGAAGGTTGTTACCTTTGCTCAAACAAAGTATGGTGAGTATAAGTCTCCTCGTTCTGATGTTACGATGGTCAACTGTCGTGACGAACAACACATGCTCAAAGAGTTTATGATTTGGTGGCAGGGAAACTATCCAGATGTCATCACTGGTTGGAACACAGACTTCTTTGACAATGTTTACTTGATTCATCGCATTCAGCGAGAGTTGGGTGATACATTTGCCAACAAGATTAGTCCATGGGGTTATGTCAATCAACGAAAGACTTTCATTAAAGGTAATGAAGAGATTCACTATGACATCGTGGGTATTTCTCAGCTAGATTATCTTGAACTTTATAAAAAGTATACATATACAAAGCAAGAGTCATATCGTTTGGATTACATCGCTGGTGAAGAACTAGATGATAAGAAGAAAGAGAATCCAGGAAATGATTTTAAAGATTTCTATACTAACTACTGGAAAGACTTTGTTGAATATAACATTCATGACGTAGAGTTGGTTGACAAACTAGAAGACAAGATGCGTCTGCTCGAGTTGCATCTCACCATGGCATACAATGCAAAGATTAATCCTGAAGATGTTTACTCACAAGTTCGTATGTGGGACACTATCATTTACAATCACCTTCGTAAGAAAGGTATTGTGATTCCAGCAAAAGCATACTCTGGTAAAGATGCTCAATTCGAAGGTGCTTATGTTAAGGATCCGATAATTGGTATGCATAAGTGGGTGGTTTCATTTGACTTGAACAGTCTATATCCTCACTTAATTATGCAGTATAACATTAGTCCAGAAACTCTAACATCTGAGAAGTTGTCAGTGACTGTGGACAAGTTGCTCAAAAAAGAGATTGATACAGACTATCTAAAACGAAGAGACCTTGCCATGACTGCGAATGGTTGGACATATCGCAAAGACATCAAAGGGTTTATGCCTGAGTTGATGGAAGAGATGTATATCAATCGTTCCAAGTTTAAAAAACAGATGTTAAGGATTGAACAAGAATACCAAAATGATAAGACAAAAGGTCATCTGCTGAAAGATATTTCTCGTCTTAATAACCTGCAAATGGCAATGAAGATTGCTCTTAACTCTGCTTATGGTGCGATGGGTAATCAGTACTTCCGATACTTCGATATTAGAATGGCTGAAGGTATTACCACTTCTGGTCAGTTGTCCATTCGTTGGATGGCAAACAAGTTGAATGCATTCCTAAACAAGACTCTCAAGACAGAGGGTAAAGATTTTGTTATTGCGATTGACACGGACTCAATCTATCTTACACTTGAACATCTCATCGAAAAAGTTTGTGACGGTAAGACTACTGAGCAGAAGATCAAATACATGGACAAGATCTGTGAGGATGTTTTTCAACCATTTATTGATCAAGGTTACACAGAACTATCAGATTATATGAATGCGTATAGTCAAAAGATGGTCATGAAGCGAGAAGTTCTTGCTGACAAAGCCATCTGGACTGCCAAGAAACGATATATTATTAATGTTCATAACTCAGAAGGAGTTCAGTTTGCGAAACCTAAGATTAAAGTTATGGGTTTGGAGATGGTCAAGTCATCTACACCTGCGGTTATTCGTGATAAACTACGTGAGTCCATTCAAGTTATCCTTTCAGGAGAGCAAAAAGATCTACATGCGTATGTTATGGAGTTTAGAAAAGAGTTTGACAAATTACCGATTCAAGAGATTGCTTTCCCGAGAGGTGTAAATGGGATGAAGCAGTATGCTGGCTCACCGATTTATACGAAGGGTACACCAATACATGTTCGTGGTTCTTTGTTGTTTAATCACCACTGTAAGCGCATGGGAATAGATAAGAAGTATCAACCAATTCGTGATGGTGATAAGATTCGTTTTGTGTATGTTCGCACACCAAATCCTCTCCAAGAAGATGTGATTGCATTTCCTCAAGTACTTCCAAAAGAGTTTAAATTAGAATCATACATAGATTATGACAAGATGTTTGAGAAGGTTTTCTTAGACGCATTACAAATTGTAATTCAACCATTGGGATGGAAGACTCAAGAAGAAAGTTCATTGGAAGATTTCTTTGGTTAAGTTTGATGTCTCACATAGCAAGAATAATCTATAATTGTCTTGCAATAAAAGTTACAGTATAATGTAACATAACATAAAGGAACGCTATGAGTATACTAGACAAAATTAAAAAGAGTTCAACTATCAAGGATTCATCTATCCTTGCTACATCTAAATTCTTCACGAAGAAGGATATGATTCCAACTTCAATTCCAATTATCAACGTGGCTCTTTCTGGTCGTCTTGATGGTGGTTTGACTCCAGGGCTTACAATGTGGGCTGGTCCAAGCAAACACTTTAAGACAGCGTTTAGTTTGTTGATGGCAAAATCTTACATGGACAAATATGAAGATGCAGCCTTGCTGTTTTATGACTCTGAGTTTGGTACACCACAGTCTTATTTTGACACCTTTGGTATTGATACCAAAAGAGTTCTTCATACTCCTCTTACAGATGTTGAACAACTTAAATTCGACATCATGCAACAACTTCAATCAGTTGATCGTGGAGACCATCTGATTATTGTTATTGATTCAATCGGAAATCTTGCTTCCAAGAAAGAGGTAGAAGATGCCATGGATGGTAAGTCTGTTGCTGATATGAGTCGTGCCAAACAAATGAAGTCATTGTTCCGTATGGTCACGCCACACTTGAACATGAAAGACATTCCATTAGTTGTAGTAAATCATACATATAAAGAGATTGGTTTATATCCAAAGGACATCGTTGGCGGTGGAACTGGATCATATTATTCTGCTGACAATATCTTTATTCTTGGTCGTCAGCAAGAAAAAGATGGGACTGACATTGTTGGTTACAATTTCATTATCAATGTAGAAAAGAGTCGTTATGTTAAAGAAAAATCTAAAATACCTGTTAGCGTATCTTTTGATGGTGGTATTAGCAAATGGTCTGGTCTACTTGATATTGCACTCGAATCTGGACATGTTATCAAACCTAGCAATGGTTGGTATCAGAAGGTAGATGTAGACACAGGTGTTATTGAAGATAAAAAGTATCGTATTAAAGATACTGATACCAAAGAATTCTGGTTACCCTTGTTAACATCTAAATCATTCTACGATCATGTGAAGAACAAATATTCAATGGGGCAAAGTGATATGATACAATCTGATGGTCTTGATAAAGCATTAGAGGAATTAGAATTTGATGAAGAGTGATCTACCAATTATTATTACAGAGAATAGACACAGTGGTCTTCAAGCGATAAAATTGACAGAAGGTGCTTTTGAGGGTATAATTTATACATATGGAAAGGTATCATTCGATGAAAAAGATGATACCCTATATTTAAAATTTGATTATGAGATCCTTGATTCTGCTGATAAAGGTATGATAGATATGAAACCTTTTGAAGCATACATAGGTGATATACTACAAGAATTACTGCGTCAAGGTGTGGCAGAAAATAATTTAACATATACAGGCGGAACAGAAATTGATGCGAATAGAACAAAAGATTCTGAGCAATCTGATATTTGATGAAAACTATTGTCGTAAAGTAATCCCATTTATCAAGAAAGAATATTTTGCAGACCGCAAAGAAGTAATTTTGGCAGATGAGATTGTTTCTTTCTTTGTCAAATACAATAAACCAGCATCCAAAGAAATCCTCCAAATTGAAATTAGCAATAGGAAAGATATCAATGATACAGAGTTGGCTGATCTTGGTAAATTTATTGGTACACTGAGTCAAGATCCAGTCAATGAAGACTGGATGTTAGAACACACTGAAAAGTTTTGTAAGGACAGGGCAGTTTATAATGCAATTCTTAAATCAATTCAAATCATTGATGGAAGAGACAAGGCTCAGTCAACTGATTCACTTCCCTCTATTCTTTCTGATGCTCTTGCCGTGTCTTTTGATAACCATATCGGTCATGATTACCTCGATGACCATGCAAGTCGTTATGACTTCTATCATCGAGTTGAAGAAAAGATTCCTTTTGACTTGGACATGTTTAACAAAATCACTAAGGGTGGACTCTCAAAGAAAACTTTGAACATTGCTCTTGCTGGCACTGGTGTTGGTAAGTCTTTGTTTATGTGTCATGTTGGTGCTGGTTGCTTAGTCCAAGGTAAAAATGTATTATACATAACTATGGAAATGGCAGAAGAACGAATCGCTGAAAGGATTGATGCGAATCTTCTTAACCTAACCATGGATGAACTAAAAGTTATTGACAGGGATATCTACGAAAGTCGTATTGCTAAGATTACAGCTAAGACTAAAGGTAAACTAATTGTCAAAGAATACCCAACTGCTGGTGCTCACTCTGGTCATTTCCGTGCACTGCTGGAAGAACTAAAGTTGAAACGAGAATTTAAACCTGATATTATCTTCATTGACTATCTCAATATTTGTGCGAGTCAACGAATGAAGCAAGGTGGCTCAATTAACTCTTATACATATATTAAGAGCATTGCAGAAGAACTAAGAGGATTGGCAGTTGAGTATAATGTTCCAATTGTATCAGCCACTCAAACTACTCGATCTGGATTCACAAACTCGGATCCAGGACTTGAAGATACCTCTGAATCTTTTGGTTTGCCAGCGACAGCTGACTTTATGTTTGCTTTGGTCAGCAATGAAGAGTTAGAAGGATTGAATCAGATTATTGTTAAACAGTTGAAGAATCGCTATAACGATTTAAATCTCTATAAAAGATTTGTTATCGGAATTGATAGGTCAAAGATGAAGTTGTATGATGTAGAACCATCAGCACAAACGCTGAGTGATTCAGGAAAGACTGATGACGATGAACCAATGTTTGATAAAAGTAATTTTGGTCGCAGACAAAAAGCAGAATCGTTCGAAGGATTTAAGTTTTAGGAGAAAATATGGTTAAGGTAATTGTAGCAAAACAAAAACACGATATGACTCATATGTTGGGACAATTTCCAGATGAGTCACATTATGATCATCTTATCGAAGAAGATACAGATGTATACATGCCAGAGATTCCTGGACATCCAGAGTTGACATTCTCTGAGGAGAGAATTGTTTTGAAGTTTCGTAAGAACTACTTCAGTAAAGAACAACAAGACCAAGCATACTTTGGTCTTCGTGAAGCAGCAACAGAAACTCAGAACAGAGGTATGGCTGCAGGTCCAAGAGCAGAGAAGTTGGGTAATCGTGAGTGGGTCACTGAATACGAATCAGAAATTATTGATTATTTCTTGAACCCAAAAGCATCGTTGGATGGAGATCCAATTGATGTTATTAAAGCCAAGCACGAAGGAAAGACTGACAAACCATCCACACGAAACAATGTTTGGGGTATTCAAGCAGTTAAGAAAGATGGATTTGTATTCAACGAGTGGGTTGAGAAAGTTCGTAAATTAGATGCATCTGAAATGATCATTGAAGCAAGGCGAGTTGAAAAGTCATATGTCTGCGCAACTACCTATGCCAATGGTGTTATGTCTGGCATTGCTGGCTGGTTCGATCGTTATCCTCGTATTCCGTATGGTCGTGCGACTTCTTATACTGCTCGTGAGCCAGCAAAGTTTGCCATGGCATATCCATTCCT